TTTCTTAACAATCTTCATTATTCAGATCTAGAAGTAAAATAAGTTCTACTGTTGAACTTTGTATAAAATAGATAGTAATATGAAGTATACTTTCTTGTATATATAAACTATCTTTAGAAACTAAAGTTTTAGCTCCTGTAATGCTGGAGGTTAGTACTAATCCGGGTCTAAAAGATACTCAAATATCACCGTCTCCAATATTATCTATTAGAACATTATCAAATTCTTGTTTAATGGGAGAATCAAAGTAAGATAAAGATCCGTCTGGAAAATTTAATTGAACATAAGATCCAGTAGAACTAGTAACAGAATAAAGTACATTAGATAATCTTCTTTGCATGATCTATATAACATTTCCATGTAAATTAGAAAAATATTCATCATAAGAAGTATCTAAAAATCTTTTGTTGGTTTTAAATTTATAAAAAGATTCAATGATTCTAATTACATTATCCAAATTAGAAAGAATATCTCTTTCCCAGAATCTAAGAACAATGAAGCCTTGTTGTTGAAGATATTGTGTCTGTATTTTATCTTTTAAATCACCATTTTAGAACATTAGCTAGTCTAGTTTCAATGGAGGAAATTTTTCTTTGAGAATGACATCCTTTAAGACTATACCTAAGTAATTCTTCACGATGCTCTTCTGCCCATTTTTTTGATGCAATACTTTTTTCTTGTCTACAGATAATTCCTTCTTCTGTATTATAATACCAATTTTTTATATAATCTCTTGCTTTTTGTTTAGTTTCTTCAGAATGTTTTTTACCGAAAAAAGGATTATTTTCACCGCTATGATATTTTAAATAACATTCTCGACATATGGTATATTGTATTATTTTAATTTCCTTAGTTAATCTATTCTCGATACTCCTAGTAATTAAATTTTCTGTAGTTCCACAATATTTACAAGTTTTAGGAAGTTTTGATTCTTCTTGTCTTTTTAAAAAATCTTCATAATCGAGGCCACGAGATTCTATTTGTTTTCTTTTATTTTCTGGATCTTCAAGCCATTTTAAACTTGCTTCTTTAAGTTTCTGTTTTGTTTCTTCTGATTTAGACTTCCCCTTAGTTCTTTCACTTATTTGTTTACCAAAACAAGTATTACAGACATTTTGAATTACTGTTTTGGTTTCTTCCATAAATTGATTTTTTATAGTTATTGTTTTTAAATCTTCTGTAGTTCCACAATATTTGCAATACTTAATAGTAAAAGATTCTGCTTTATATCCATTAAGTTGTTTTTGTCTCCATTCTTTAGAATTATTGACATAACAATCCTGACAGATGTTACATACGTATGTTTTTCCTTTTATGGTAGTAGTGTGCAAATTTTCTATTGTTCCACACTTTTTACATTTTTTGACTTTAATCATACTATCTTCCTTTTCATTTCATATATTATTATATATAATAGTACATTAAAGTGGTGTATTGCTTCTAATGTTAAATCCTAACATTGAGGTTAATGGAATAGTACCACTATGTTCTATCATACCTAAAGCAGAACCGAAAATTCCCCCCGCCGCAAACGGCAAACTTCCTAAACCAACCCCCGCATGATTTGCGTAGTTCATTTTGGTTAAACCCATTTGTTGGGTATAAGAAGTTAAAAGTCTATCATACCAACTTTGTACATGTCCAACTTTATCATAAGTAATAGTAAGTCCTGCGTCGGATGTAGAAAAGTTTAAATCTACTTCTAAAATACCCCAGCTCATTAAAGCTCGAATCATTGCACCTTGTACAATTAAATCTACAAAATTATAAGGAACAGCATAACCTGTACTTCTTAAATAAGGATTATTTATTCTATCAGTATCTGCTGTAGTAAATTCCCAATAAAAACTTGTTACAGGAGGATAAAAGTTAATTTCTATTAATGAACCTTCTATATATCGCATAAGTTCGCTAATAGCGAATTTCTTATAATATCCTCCTGCAACTGATGCAACACCATTATCACCAAATCCATCTACGTCTTCTATAATAGTTCCAGGATTAGGTAATCTTTTTCTAACTAAATCCAATCTATCAATAACATTCATTAAAATTTGATGTTCTTGGCTAGTTAGCATATAAAATAGAAAAGGATTTAATTCACTATAATCTGTAATAGGAGGAGTTAATCTAGGATATAAACAATTATTATTTATTACTAAACCCACAGCATCTGTAAGACCAGTAGAAGTATATGTATCAGCTCTCCATACATAGTAATCTCTTAGAGTGGTATAACCTGTAGATGTATCATATACAATATAGCAACGATAATCATCTTCTGTTAATGTTTCTGTTGTAAAAGTTATACCATCTGATAATTGTTCTACTATATCAAAGTCTAGTAACATTGTATAATCCTATTTTAGATCTTAAAGATCTTGTTTTTTAGAATAAACAAACATACGAATATCTTTATCATCTACGCCGCTAAGAATATAATCTAATTCATCAGCGGTTAGTTTTTCTGTATTGACCCATTGGATAAATTCTACAGGAGAAATACCTTTATGAGGTTGATCAGAATAACTTAGTTGTAATTGTAGAAGTTTAGCTTCAATTACTGGACGAATCGGTTTTTTAGGTTTTGCTTGACCACTTGCAGCTTTAAGTTCGGACATCACTTTAAACTGTTCAATTTTCTCTTTGTTTTCTGCTAGAATAGTAATTTCTTTTAAATATTCTTCTGGTGTAAGTCTTTGTAGAAGAACCTTACCATCTCTACTCGACATAGCTACACGAAGTTCTCTGGATTTTTTAAGTGTTTCTAGATCGTATTGTTCGAGAAGATCAACTATTGCTCCACGAGCAATTTTATTTTCACCAGATACACCGTTTTGTCCTCTATCAAGATCGGAGATAACGACATGCCCATTACTTACGTTTTTAACATAATAGGTTTCTTCACCAAATTCATCGAAGAATGATCTAAGTTGAGGTGATAGAGATTTTTTAGAATTAAATCCAATATCACCATCTAATCTAGCTTTCATTTCCTGAATTTTTTGTTTTGTAGATTTAGCAGGTGCACCTTGAGTAGTAACAATTTTATCTTGTACTTCGTCATTGTTATAATCTGTTAATTCTTTTGCTTGCTTCATCTGAGGATATTCTACATATTCTACTTTTTTTGAAGCAGGGATTTCTGGTTCTTGATCAAAAGAACTGGAATCTTTAATAGGCTGAAAGTTTTTAGTTCTAGTACTCAATTCTTCTAATCTTCTTTTAGCATATTCTTTTTCTGCTTCTTGTTGTACGGCTAATTTTTCCATAATAGCTTCTGGTGCTATAGGATTGACATTTCTTAGATTCTTATCAAATTGAGGTGCATTCAATTGTGAATCAATGTCTGGATTGAAGACGTTTTGTTGTTCTTTCATTTCATTTAAACTCCTTACCCTTCTGGGTATATAATTTTACAAAAAATATAGAAAGTTTTAATAGTATTTTAAGTATAAAAAAATAGGATGCTCTTTTGGAGCATCCTATCATTGAAGAGTATATATTGCTAAAAAATCTTACGCTGTCATCCAAGTTGGGACGGTAGCGCTGGATTTCATTGCAACAGCAACTGCTCTTGGGTTAAGAACGATCTGGCTAATTTGTTCTAGGAATAACCAACCATAGGAGGGATATCCAAATACGAACTGATCAGCTGGGAATACGCTTAACTCAACGCGGACTGGCATTGCACCAAGGTAACGGCCTTCAGTTACTGCAAAAATCATACCAGCAGGAACGGAAACGCTTTCAATACCGGCTTCGTCAACACCAGCAGTTACGTAAACATTGACTCCCCAAATTGAACCAAAAATACCAGTTAGAAGTAGATCTCTTGAAGTAATAGGATCGAAATCTATAGCATTGATATTTTTCTTCAAATCGCCTAATTCAGCACGATTCATGAGGAACTTGTCTACTTGTAATCTCCAACGCTCAACTTCATATTGGAGAGTTTCTAGAGCAGACTTTGAAACTGTTCCAGTTATATTAACAACATCGTTGTTTAGAGTAGAAGCTGCATAGAGCTCTTTTAAGCCCTGGCGGTCTTCTTTTAACATAATCTGGAATGTAGTTTTGTCATGAGTACGCTCAACAACATCAAATTGTCTTTGAGCAATCTCAGACACAGTGATCTTAGGTAGTGCAGTTACGAGAAATTCGGGTGGGAATACTCTCTGGCCGCGTACTTGAGATCCAATTGTTTGACCATCTTCGTTAGTTACAAGAGCAACTACGTTAATATCTTTTTCGTACGAGTTAACCTGGCCTTGAGCTAAGTTATGTGTACGGAATACCTGACGAATAAATCCTTCATAGTCTAGACGATCTAGAACAAGAGGAATCATCTCTGCACCAAAGCGAAGTCTTTCTTCAGGAAGTCCAGAAAGAGCAGCTTGGATGATTTGTTGTTTTTCTTCTGGTGTATAGTATGCCTTGTCGTGGGCAACACGTTTTTCTCTTAGTGCAGCAAAATGCTGTAATTGAGTTAGTGCATCTTTCTTGTCATAAGCTCTTAGTTGACCTTGGTCATCGAAAAGTCTGCTTGAACCTTTTTGTGCTCTACCATCAGAGGATACGCCACCATATCCTTTGGGTTCTAATAGTTCTTCACTATAAAGTCTGCTTGCTACTTTCTTGGTTTTTTCTTCAGCGGTTTTATTCATAACTTCTTTCTTTTCCAAACCTTCATTCCATATATTTGCCATGGTTTAATTCCTCCCTACCTTATACCAAATCTAGTTTTATATAAAGTTCGGGATCGTCGGCAGTTGGAACTTTAGTAATAAAACCTATTGCTGAAGAACCGCTAGTAGCAGTAAAATAACCAGAACTGTTATAATAAATAGAACCATTAAGAGCATAAGCTGTGGCTGATGTAGTATCGTACTGTAGAGTAGCGATCTCACCGAAATCTTCTAATAGAGCTGCTTTGCCTGACCCAAGAGTTTGATTAATACCAGAAAGGTTAATATCTTTATACATATAAGTTACATATACAGTAGCAGTTGCACCAATACCGACTAGAGTATTTGTAATTGCGCCGCTTGTAACATCGATAGTAAAATCTGTAGTTTCGGTATATCTGCTTGCAGTAGCAGTGTCGGCTGCATTGCAAACAACATATGAACTAGCTTTTACATATGGATTTACATAGATAACATTGGGAGTGGCTGCGTTCTCACCAAATGTGTGTTCTTCTGCATAAGCTGAACGATAAAAAGTAGTAGTGTTATCAGTAAAGAAAACGCCTATAACTTTATCGCCTGTGCTATTTACAGTTTCAACAACTACTTTACCGTTTGAATCGGTAGCTAGAGTTGCTAATTGACCTGCTACGAAAGTAGCAGTTGGGGATACATCTCTCCAACCAGTTACTGGCATATTAGAAAGGCGTCTTACACCTGTTCCATTGTTAATACCAGTTCTTCCTATTGGAGGTAGTACACTAAAATCTGACATTATACATTTCTCCTATAATTACTTTCCTGATCTCTGTTCTGCGTAAGCATTACGCCAGAAATCGCGATAAGTTGTGTCACTTTGTTTGGTGACTTGAGATCCACGGAGAGCGACTGAACCTTTTTCGCTCGCAGTTTTTACTTGCGGTTTAGTTTCTTCAGCTTCTTTTACAGAAGCGTTGAATTCACCGGAGTATTTCTTTGTAAAAGATGCTACTTTAATAAACTCGTCAATGTTTTGTTTTGCGAGATGATTAAAAGCTTCTGATATAACTTCTTCTTGAGCTTTTTGATATCCATCTAAGAATGAGTTATGTGCAATAGCTTCTGCAGCTTCTTTTACTATACCAGCTTCTACCATATTTTTAACCATTGCTTCTTTTAAAGGATTAGAAATAAGATCCTTTAACTGTTGTACTGAAGCAACTTCCATTGCAAGCTTAATTTTAGCAACAGCTTCTTCTACTTCTTGAGCTGTTTTAGTATTAGCTTGCTTTATTGTAATCATTTGTTCTTCTGCAGCTTTATTTGCAGGTTTAGAAATCTCCATTCCAGGATCCTTAGGTTGATTTCCGCCTTTCTCTCTTCCCTGACCTAGGAATTTCTCTTTTTTATCTTTAGTCATTTCTCCAGATTTCATATCTGAATCAATTTCTGTTTTTTGTTTTCCTGCCATTTCAGCATTAATATCTGAAAATTGGTATTCTTTAGGCTGCTTGAAAGGATATAGATTAGCTTTTCTAGCTTCAGCTAGTTTTGTCATTCTTTCTTTAATTTTCTCTAGAATTTCTTCTTTAGCTTCTTTTTTACCCATTGTAGCTTTCATTGGATCTCCGCCTTCTCCTTTTCCTTGTTCAGGCTCACCTGCTTGAGCAGAAGAAACATTTACTTTTTTACCACCAGCAGCCGCATCCATAGCCATCTTTTCTGCTTTTTCTTCTACTGGTTCTTCTTTTTCTTCTTTCTCTTCTTTCTTTTCAAAAGGTTTGAGACCTTCTTCTTTCTTTTCTTCTTTAGGCTTTCCAATACCGGAAAGCATATCTTTTCCTTTTCCTATTTCGTCTTTTGCTTTGCCAATCATAGCATCGCTTTTAATAGCAGAATCTGCATCAAGTTTGCTTGAACCTCTTTCATCAAGAAACTTTTTAAGAACGTCAGTTAGCATTTTTAATGCATCTTTCAAATCGCCTTCTTTAGATCCCATTGCAAGAGGATCAGTTTCTGGCATTTCTTCTTCCATTCCTTTACCTAAACCTAGACCCATTCCTAATGAATCTAGACCGGCTTTTTTAATTACTGCATCTGCATAGGCTTTTCTTGCTTGAGAAGCGCTATCTATAGCATAAGATAGTTGATTTAGAGAATCTGTAATGTTAGTAACAGATTCTAGCTTTCCGCTGTTTACAAGAATTTCTTCTTTTGACATAATATAAGTACTCCTAACACTATTTGTTTTACCTATACTAGCTGCTTTAGGTGACTGCATCTGTGGTTGTATATTAGGCGCATGCATTGGTTGCATTTGAACAGGTGCATTTTTAGGAGTAGCAGGTGCACTTGCTTGGCCACCAATTGGCGCTTTTGCCATAGACGGAGCACTTGGCATTGGCATAGGCGGTGTTAATGGTTTTTGATTTACATCACTTGTTGTATCAGATTTTTTACGACCTTCTAAGAGATCTTGAAAATATT